CTCGAAGATGCCCAGGCTGCTGATCAGAGTGTTCTGAGTTGGAGCCAGTTCAATCAGTGGAGTAAAGTCAACCTTGCGGTCAGTTTGAAAATCGAAAGCCATTATTTAGCGTCCTTATTAAAAGTTAAAATTAAGAAGTCACAAGGACTTTAGCAGTCAGTTTCAGACCGACTTCTTCCAGAGCCGCAACACCAGCATCGTCAATCAGACTTCCGTCAGAATAAACAACTTTGAAGCGGTTCAGAGTCAGGTCACGCTTAGCGACTACTGCTGTGAAAGTTTCACCAACTGGAACGTCAGCAATGTCAAAGGTAACGTCAGTCCATACCAGTACGGTAGCAGCATCGCCAGCGGCAGCAGCTTCTACACCAGCAGCGGTCAGGACACTACCAAGTTGCATTGTAGCGGTTTTAACCAGGTTGATTTCACGAACACAATGGCCTAGATCAGAAGAGAATACGTTTCCAAGTACCAGGTCACTGTAACGACCGAAGCCGCGAGAGTAAGTTTTAAATGTTGCCATTTAAGAGATTCCTTTTAAATTATTTAGATTTACGGGCTTTCATTTCTTGAGCGCGTTTAGCGATCAGGTCACTTGAGCTTTTAACTACAGCAGAAGCATTCTCTACAGAAGCACCTTTCTCAGCGGCAAATTCAGCTTTGACTGTTGCTACTTCGTCTTTAGCCTTATCAAAAGACTCAACGATTGCATCAGCTACTTCGCTATTTGCTACCAGGTATTTAACCAGAACGTCAACTTTTTCTTCTGACACGAAGCCATAAGATTTCAGTACAGTTGCATAGTCTTCTTCGATACGAGCTTGTTCAGCTTTGCGAAGTTCTTCCAGTTCAGCCTGAGCTTTAGCAATAGCTTCCTGAGCTTCGGCCTGAGCAGCTTCTTTAGCTTCGGCGCTAGCCTTTTCTACAGCTTCTGCAATTTGAGCCTTCATCAGATCTTGGAATTCTGCTGATTTCAGAAACTCTTCTTTGTTAAGTTCCAATGGGAGTTCTCCTTTTTGGATTTCGGGTGTGTTTGCAGTTGATCCTGCGTGAGTTTCCTCTGCATTCACAGAGTTGTCTTCTGGCTTGGCTTTCGCCTTAACCAGTAATTCTTTTACGTGTGAGTGTTTGATTGTGCTCTTAACCAGATTAGCTAATGCTTCGTCAATCATATCGTCAAAGTAGTCAATGGAAATAAGTACTGCACCATCTAATACTTGATAATCTGTAACTGGCATTACTGGATTAGCTGTATCTTCCAACTCAACTGTAAGTCCGTTAATAGTGAATCCAGCAGCGTACAAACCAAAGTCTGTAACGAAGATAACTAGGCTGTTATCAAAATCTGCGTCCACTACACTCACCCAACTCCAACCGTCCGAATATTTATCGTTGACAGCGGATTGAAGAGAGTCCATAATCTGACTTACATAAGACTTGCGCAGTTCTGTAACATCTTCACCGAGAGCCTTAAGAGTCTCTAGTTTTTCAAATGACAGTTCAGCGTTAGCCGCGTTATTCTTAAACATCAGAGGATTATTGAATCCTGATGCTGCACCGCCTTGTTCGGCAAATGTGTAAGCAATGTGTGCTCCACAAGAAACATCAGACGCTGGTGCGGAGAAGTCAATGTCTTCTAAATATGTGTTAGCCATTAAGTTATTCCTTTTCGACTGAGCGACCCAGAGCACCAATACTAAGACCTTTCAATACGCCATTTTTTCTTGCTTCAAACAAGTCTCTGTCGTAGAATTGAATCTTAACTAGGGGCGTTCCTTCGGTTACTAGGTTATCACCAATCATACAATCCACTTCATTAACCCAAGCTTTCACTGGTTTAAATTGCTTCGTGTTCTTGATGTGTCCTAAGTTACCTTGAACGTTATTGATGTTCTCGTTAAAGTTATCTACCATCTTGCGAATCTCAAGTTCTGACATTCGTTCGCCGTGCAAATCATCATACTCTGGAGGACAATACATAACCTCAATGGCCTGCATCTTCTCTTCTGCAAATTGCTCAACTTTCAGGATTGGTAAACTTTCTTCTGTCTTATCGGCAGGGATAGTGCTCTTGTCGATTTCAACTTTAGTGGGAGATTGTTGCAATGCCTTAGACAGTGCGATAAACTCTTCTGGAGATAAGTTCAAAATGAAGTTCCTTTGAAAACATATATCCTATAAATCTCATTCTATAGGATATACGGTATTTTGTCAATAGCTTTTTTAAATATTTATGAAAATATTTTAGTTAGCCGTATTTGCAACTGAATTATCGCGGGTTGCGGCAGTGGTAGAAGTACCGTTGCCTTGTCCGGCGGCGATTCCGTCACCCGATCTTGAGGTAGGATCAGACATATATGTTTCCACATACTCTTTAAACTTCTCAGGATCTGCTGCTACATCATCAGGAATCCTTTCTTTCATCCCCATCATTGCGAAGAACTCATTGATAGTGCCTGGAGTCATTGGCAGACCTTTAACACCTACAATCTTCTGGATCGCAGAAGAGACAGTTTCGATATCAGGATCACCAATATCATCACTACAGAATCTTGGCATATCTTCCTGAGACAAATAGATTCCGTTAATTTTCAACATTGTTGGAATAACTTGAGTGTTGATTGCTTCGATGATAGTATCTACATCTCTCTCAACATAATGAGAAAGAAGGGTTTGTTTGTTGTCAGAAAGAGATAAGCTGCCTCCTTCACCACCACCCATAATAAGAACACCTGCACCGAATCTGTTAAAGATATCTAGCTGGCGTTGTTTAATCAGGGCTTGTGTATCAAACTGCTTACCACTCCCTTGTACACCTTGGAATACCAAGTCATACTGACGCATTGATGTGTTCTCATAAATGTCAGAAGGCAACACCATATAAGACTGCTCACCAGCGTGTAGGTTTGCGATGTTTGATTGCAGGACGCGAAGCGACTGAGCTTCTTCCCCGTTAGGGTTCAGAGATGCACGGTTTAGGATTGCTCCAGGAACCATCAGTACTGGCATACCGCCTAAGTCTTTACTCACACCAACAACTTCATACTCTTGAATCAGAGTCTTCTCTCTCCAGCTACGGTAAACAGAAGCTAACGGGCTTACACCCAGAGGATTGTTATCAGTGATGTTATTTCCTACGAGAACACACTTCTGAATTGGAATAGACTTTTTACCAATCAGAGATTGTGGTAATGCTTTACTAAGCATTGATCCGGTGATGTTCTGGTTGACTGAAATGATCTCACGTCCATCGTCACTGTAAGTGAATGGAGTGGTCAGGTCAATCGTGTCTTGTGGACGAAAACCTAATTTCTGTAAACGGTATTGACCGAAGTACGGACTTTTGGTATCTTCATCTACAGCGAATACTTTCTCAGCAATGGCAAATCCATATTGCTTATATGTAAGGAGTGATCTAACATATTGGCGTAATGGTGCTTCCATATTGCGAAGAGAGTAATCAATGAATTTAGCTGCTCTTTTAGATTTAGCTGACTTTTGGTTATAGTCAATACGGAAATCAAAGAATGCTCTATCGACAAATGTATAAACTGCGTCCAGCGCTGTTGCTACATCTGGATCTTCGCCCATCTCTCTGTATGTGCGAATAGACTCTGGAAACTTAGTCTCGTGATTATGCAGGAATGCAGTGAAGCTACGAATTGAACTTAGGCCCAACGTACCGATTTCTTGCGAGAGAACTAGATTAGACTCTTCTTTCTGCGGTGCGGGTGCTGCTTTCTGTACCGAAGTTTTTGAGTTCCAGTAGTCGGACTTTTTGGTATATTGTCTCTTAGCCACCACTACCTCTTATGTTGTTTGTTAAAAGAAGAGGAGACCGAAAGATCTCCTAATCCCAATATAACACCAAAGATATAAAAAGTCAAGAAATATTACCAAGAGCGCATTCTTGACGGCATCTTAGGCATTGACGGCTTACCCAACTGAGAACTAGCCCAACGAGTAGTAGCATTGATTGAAGGAATGCTCACAGCGTTAAACACCTGTTCACGTTGGATTGTGTTAAAGGCAGAAGCCACGGCATCCGGTAAATCATCCTTAATCGTTGCACTTGATCTTTCACCAGTAAATACTTCAAGTTCACGATAGAAGTGATCAAGAGTTTCTTGGTTGTTGAAAGAGTCTTCTACAATGTAAACAAACCCATTCTGACAAGCACTACTGAATGGAATGAAACGTTGCAGTTTCTTTTTGTTGTTAGGCATTGCGTCTGGTTTGACATTGAATCCCTGTGCGATTAATTTCTTAGCCGATTCGGTGTATTCGATGATACCTGCACCAGATGGATCTTTAGGAAGTACAACAGTTACGTCTGTTCCGTCAATATTACTCTGGTTTAGGATTAGCTTATCCCTATCGCCTGGTAGTCTGCGGAATCTTCCGTATACCTTGCTCTTCTCGTCGATTGCATCATAGTCATAATCCCCGAAGATATAAATGTTACCATCGCTATCTTTTCCGAGTTTAACCGAAGCCGTATAGTCAGGGTATTTATATTTTTCGGATGGAATAGATGCTGCTTTATCCCAACCACGAACGTAAGTCATATTGTTAGGGATCTCAGAGTATTTGATTTTGTTCAACCAATCTCTCTGGAAATAACTTGAGGCTTGTTCACGAGCATACCAGCAACCATCAAGCAGACGTTCACGGTTAACCTTAGTCTGAGCTTTCAATGAAGCCAAGTAGTTTGGGTTAAGACGAATTAGCGCTGGGTTGTCAAAGATTGTACCACCAATGAAGACGAAAGTCTTAGGTGGAACATCAATAGTTTCTCCGGTGTTCTGGTTGTACTGACTACACAGATCAGGGTATAATTCCCGTAGCTCTTGCTCTGAATCAGAGAAAACAGGTTCATCGTTGTTGATGATGAAGTAAAGCTGTTTACCACACATCTCGTCTGTTGGGAAGCCTTTTTCGTCCAAGTAAGGAAGAACAAACTTCAATACCCAACTATCTGCATCAGGGTTGCACGTTGCTAGGCAGAAACTTGAGGTCTCAGATTCAGAACGCAAACGACCAATCAGATATAGGAACTGAGTGATACTGAAATGTGTAAGTTCGTCAAACCCTACCATCGAGTACTGTGTACCCTGGTGGTTTTGTTCTGCGGTTGATTCTAATTCCAAGTGGTCAAACTTAAGCTTACCACCTCGGGTTGATTGGAATTCAATCTCCATAGAAGATTCACGAACGTGTGGTTGCAGTGGTGCAAACAGTTTCTTAGCTTCTGTGAATAATCCCCCAGCGGATCTGTGTGCTTTAGTTGTTCTACGGAATAGAACGCCTTCAAACAACGGATCTTTAAATGCAAACTTCAAAGCTTTCAGGAGTAACAGACGACTCTTACCACTATTACCAGTGACAAAGGTATGACCTGCTCTACGAAGGATCAAGTAAGACGATGGAGTTTCGAAACAATATTTCAGACCGTCTGTAGCCGGAGATTCAAAGATCTTCAAAGCTGTACTTGGTTTGCCTTTAATATTGAAAGGGATTCTTGTCCCGAAGAAAGTTTCTACGTATCCACGAAGAGGATTTCCAGATTGTTGTAGTGCAATAAGATCACCAACAGCAATTTCGAAATGCTTCTTAGATTTTTTCTTCTTGTAAAATACGAAGCGATGCTCCATACTTAGTTCTTGATAAATACCAGCAGCGTTACTGATGCGGTGAAAGTTATCGTTTTTGATCTCTGTCTCGATAAAGTATGGCATCACCAGTTCCAGTTTCTTATTATCTGGGTTGTACTGATAGATCTTCTCGTTGTCATAATACTTAATCGGTTTCCATCCTTCTGCGGATAGATATTCTGTTTCTGCTGATACACATCCAGCCGCACCGCCGTAAATCATTACGTCAGGCATACTCTCCATAGCTATAGTCTGCTTACCTTCCTGGGCATTGATCTGAATGTTATTTACGTTAATCTTTTTCTTTGCTGCTGCTCTTCCCATAGGGAACGCTCCTATTTAGCCACAATACCTTTATCCTGTAAGGTATGCACGTATTCTTGTAAACCATCGACTTTAGCTCTGTCATTAGCCCACAGTTTATTGTTCTCTGATTGATTTGCCACAACCTCTGAGGTGTTGGCTCCATTTTTAATCTGACTCGCTGTGTATCTGACAGGAATCGATTTAGCTTCCATCAATGAGGCAGAAGGGCCAGATACAGGCGCTGTTGCAACTACCTTACATTGGTCAATTACTATCGGGGAAGCTTTCATTGATGATGCGCAGCCCGTTACCGTTAGAACGGAAGCAAGTACCAGCACCTTCAACAGATTTGGCATAATCTATTACCTCTTGTTTCTGTTTAGTGTATTTCTCGTCAAGTTTGGCCTGGAGAGAATTGTTCTTTTCGGTGAGTTGTTCTATTGTGGTATTCAGCTTAGCTCTGTCGCTATCCGCTTGTGCCTGCTTGGAGGCAAGAGTATTTCTAGCTTCGTCCTGTTGCTTCTGGTAAACTTGCGTTTGATATGCAACACCAGATTCATATCCATTATGATAGATGTGATGGTGAAGGGCTACCCCTCCAATCACAAGAGCGAATGCTAACACCACGATCAAAATAACCTTTCTCACCTGTTTACTGGCTAGCAGTAGTTTTAGTGCTTCTAGCATTTATAAGATCCTGTATGTGTTTTGGTGGAGAGTTATCTACCACCTTCTTAATCGGCATTGGCTTGGCTGTCATCAACAGCTTCGCTAGTTCCTCTTGGTTCATAGTCGTCCATCTCGTCATCAATGTCCCACGCACGGTTATAATCGTTCTTGCGATCACGGTGAGTGGAAGCACGGTTGAAATCATTTTTAGCTACAAAGTTTCTCATTTATTTCTCCTTGTTGAATGTAAAAAATCCCCTGCTTTTTACGACAGGGGCTGTTATATTAACAGAAAGGTGCGCATAGCGCAAGGAGGAGAGAGGGGTATTAGATAACAATGGCTTCGGATTCTGAGTCGTCCTGATCGTCTTCGGCTTCCATTGAGGCGTGATGTTCTTCCAGCCAAGCTTCGACTTGATCTTTAACAGTCTTAGCGGCGGTGAATCTTAAGTTAGGTGAAGCCTTATCATCCACAACTAAATCAGCAATATATCGCATTGCTTCTAGGTATCTGTCAGCGAAAATCTCTTTCACTGTACCTTGAGCATCATCCATAGCGTAAATCTGCTGCAATTCTTTTGGTGGACGACCAACACTTCTTTTGAGCTTCTTCATAGGTTACTCCTTTTACTACCTGTCTTTACCTTAGCATATTTAACGATTCCTGTCAAGCCTTTCGTCAGAGATGATCATCTTCTCAAGAATGGCAACCAGATTTCTCAAC